TACCAATATTAAACCATTCCCCATCCCAAGTATCATCTCCTGTTGTAAATGTACCCCTTAAAAATATATAGCTTTTCCCATCTACATCATTTATTCTTCCTATTGGATTTACATATTTTGGCCGCTGCCCACTTGCATCCGTTTGATTTTTATTATGCGCACTTAATGTTATTCTTGCATTCATTTTATATACATGAAAGCTTTGCCCATCTAAATATTCTTTTAGGAGTAATTTTGTTAAGCTTACAGGGCTTGCTGGTGTTATTGTACCTATTCCCCATTCTCCTGTTGGATCGGTAAATTCCCAAGCAGCACCATCCCATACTTTAATACTTGATGGATCTGAATCCATAGGGCTATCTCCCCAGAACATTTGCCCTAAAAAGAGTTGAGAAGTGTCATTCTCATTAGTTTCAGTAATTACTTTTGTACCCATTGAGCCAACACTTAGAGATGAATTTAATAGGAATAAATCTCCTAAAAAAGGATTTCCATTAGGATCAAACCAACTTTGAGCAGTTACTCCAGCAGAGTTGGTGCTGATATTGCTAAATGTAATCCCAGCATTAGGAGCTAAAGCATTTGCCCATTTTACTCCATGCGTTGTATAATCATATCCATTTGCAGATGTGCCAGAAGTTCCTGCATATACTTTTACAGGATCTTTTAATCCTGAAGTCTGCTGATATACTTGTAAAATTATCTCAAACTCCCAAGTTCCTGTTACCCCTGTAAAAGGGGGTAATTCCCCCCCATTACTATTATAAGGTGTAAGAATCTGTACTCCTGTATCAGCAGCAGTTAGTAATGGGCTTTGTAATAGAATAAACTGCCCCCAAGTAGGCAAAGTTGTTGTCCAAGAATAACTGCCTCCACTATATCTTAAGTATTGAGGATCTGTTCCTGTACCTGTTGCAGGAGGAGGGCCTTGTGGGATAGTCGCTTTTATATAACAATAGAACTTTACTCTATAATTATCATAGATTTGACTATAACTTGCAACTGATGTATCTTGTTGGAAAGTTAAGGGTACTCTCAAAAGAATTTTGGTAGCACTTTGAGGATCATTCATTTTTTGTTGTACAACTTTAACAATATCGAAGGTTGTTATTCCTGTATAAAAAGGCGTACTTTCTGGAAATCCTCTATAATAATTTTGGTCATTTGCAGTTATAAAATCAGCACTAACTCTTTTTAATACAGGATAGTTTTGATAGGTAGTCCCAGCTAATTTTTGAATCCCCTTTCCTGGAGTTGTTTGGTTTTCAATATTCTGGTTATATCTTGCAAGATAAGCTGTACCAAGATAATCTCTACTTGCTGTATGAACAGGAGGGTCTGCTAAACTATAATCCCTTGTGTTTATATTAGTGGGGCTAACTAATGTTCCACTTTCTGCTGTATTATATCCATCCAACTGAATAAAATAAAAGCTATGTTTCCAATAAATGCACCTCATCCCAAAAGTAGTGCATAAATCCTTTAAAACATCATAACAATTTCTTACAGAATCATTCCCAGCAGTATTCCTATCCTCCATCATCCCCATTTTTATCTGAGTTTGATACAAAGGCCCGAAAGTAGTTCCAGCGTTATCATGCTTCTCATTATACCAATTTACAGCCGCCCTTATTATTGCATCAGAAGAAATCCCTTGTGTAGTTCCTGGCGGTGTAAGTTTATTTAAGATTTGACCAAGCCAATAGGTTATCCTTTCGTGTCCTTTATGGGCATAAGTAAGTTGGGTAGCTTCATTACTCCAAAATCCTATATCTTTTAATCTTGCAAGCCCATCTGTGGCAGTTATTTTTACTTCATAAGGGTAGCTAACATCTTGTTGTGCGCCTAAATCCATTAAGAGATAACCAGCCCAAATAGGCTTATATGTAGCAGAGCTACCTTTATATAAAGCTACTACTACATCTCCTTCGTTATAATCTTCTATTAAGTTTTTTATGAATACTGCATCCGTTCCATCTTTTACAAGAAATGGAATATCCATTTTTGATGCAATGATTGGAGAGTATTTTTGCTCCCCTTCCATATCGTAATGAATCGCACATCCTCCAACTCCTAAATCAGCTTCCTTAACTCCAATTCCAGAGGGCCAATTCTGATCTCTTATTTCAAGATAGTATTCCGTTCCATTTAGCGAAAAATATGTACTTTCATATCTTCTTTCAAATGCCATTACACAAATCTATTTCGGCTAACTCCTGCTTTTTCATTGCTTAAAAATATATCATTTCCAACTAATCTTCCTGTTACTCTCATATCTCCACCGCTTATATACGATTTGAGCTTATCGAGAGGGGCAACCACCTCAGGATTCGCCATACTTGTTCCACTTCCCTCTCCCACAAGAGCCAGAGTAGGCCCTGTTGCTAATAATCCATTTGCACCAGCTGGAATCCCAAGTAATTTACCTTTTGCTTTTCCAAATGCGTCCATAATTTTTGTCCCTTTCCCTCCAAGCATAAGATTTATTGCAGTAAGAACTGCTAATTGAAGAAGCATTTGTTTTATTGCCCTTTTTAGATTTTCAAATAATGATTGGAAAAATCCTTCCTGAGCATTTGCTGCATCCATCATTGAATTTTGCATTATATCTGAGAATAAAGCAGTTGCAGCATTTACTTCTAACATTTTTTTTCTAATTTTTTCAAGTGCTTCTGCTGATTGTTCTAATGGCCCTATAAAAGGAGCGCCAGCACCAGCACTCTTAGGATCAAGTGCAAATGGAATATCAGGATCGGTTGTTGTGCCTCCACCACCACCAACTCCCATAAGTCCTCCTAATCCTGATAATGCTTTACCTGCTTTTAATGCTGCATTTTTAACTGCATCTGCAAAACTTCCAAATTCATGTTCATATTCTTTTGTTTCAACCTTTAAATCTTCTAATGCATCTGCTATATCCTCAAAAGGATTCGGAATTGGATTCTTGCCAAAGAATTTTAGAACTTCATTAAATCCTTTTATAAGTAAAGATAAAGGGCTATACTCTATTACCCATTGCATTGCTTGAATAAGAGCATTTCTCCACCAATCCCAATCACTCAATCTTTCCTTCAATGCTTCAAAATTATCTACTACATAAACTAATCCAGCAGCTAATGCTATTATCCCAAGTAAAATTACTCCTCCTGGCGTAAATAAAGCAGCAAAAGCTAATGTTAATTGCCCTACTATAAATAGTAGAGGGCCTATTGCACCAGCCAATAATCCTATGGTTATGATAACTTTTTGTGTATCTTTATCTAAACTTGTAAAAGATGTAAGCAAACCTTTTATTTTATTGCCTATTTCTATAACTATTGGTAATAATTCTGCTCCAATCTTCTCGCCTACATCACTCAATGCATTTCCTAATTGCTGTAAAGGCCCCATTCCTGCCTTTGCTGCTGCTTCGGCACTCCCTCCGTATTGAATTTCAAGCTCTTTCAATATTAAAGTTTGAGCTTCCGCAAGTTTATTTGTTTCAACTAAAGATTTGATAGTACTTTTTTGCTTTTCAGTAAACTGTATTCCTGATCTTCCTAATGCAGTAATTCCTAATATGGGATCATTTAAAGCTTTTCCTAACTGAATTGTAGTTTCTTTTAAATCTTTGTCTAATCTTGTAGCTAAATCTAAAGCCGCAACTTGCGCCATTTGAAAGTTCTCCTTAGTTAGATTAGTAAATGTTAAAAGCTGAGCAGTTGCATCTTTTAATATAACCTCATCTCCAAATAAAGTCGTTTTTTGTAAATCGGCAGCCATTTTTTGTAGCTCCTTAGATGTTAATCCAACTTGATTTCCTGTGGATTTTAATCCAGCTTCTACTTGGGCAATCGCTTTTGCCTGTGTATCAAATGCTTTTATACTTGCTGCTCCTAATGCAAGGAGAGGTAGTGTAAGATTTCGTGTTAGATTAGCCCCTGTTCGCTTCATTGATGAGCCAAACTTTTTTAAACTTTTTTGGGCTTTTTTCATTGCCCTATCAAATCCTCTTAAATCAGCTCCAAATACTATGTTGAGTAAACCTATACTTTTTTTAGCCATGTTCGCTTAGTTTTTTAATGTATTCCGCTCTATTTTTTAACTCCTCAAAATCTACTTCCTCTTTTTTCTTATCCCAATCAAATTCTATCAAGTCAGTTAGTTTTAACTTTTTACCTTTTGCAATCTGAATGTTTAACAAGTAGCAAGTTGACCATCTACATCTCTCCCATTCATTTCTTTCTCGCATCTGCTCTAAGTCAAAAAAGCCATTCAACTTATTAAAAAAGTGCTTTGGAAGCATATCATAAAACTCCTTTACACTCATTCTTAACTGCCCAAAGGCAATCCCTTCAAGTTTATCCCAAGTTAGCTTTTCGCTTTCTTGGGCTTCGGCTTTTTTTCATTATTGCCCCCCATCATATCGGTTAGCACTTCCATACATCTGGCTATTCCATCCATATCGCCATCCATCTTATCTGCTAAATCATCTACCGATAATTCACATTCTTGCTTTGCTGCTCTATAACCATCCTCAATTCCACAATGAATCAAAATTAAAGCATCATTTAAACTCATATCTGCACCAAGTTTATTTAGCTCATTTAATGTTGTTCCTGTTTTCATTGAATATTTACGCAAAGCATTAAATCCAAATTTAATAGGGTATTTACTACCCCCTAATTCTACAAAAGTATAATCCATTTTTCAAGTTTTAAAAAATACTCTCACCCAAACGCAACCCACCTGAAAAAAGGATGCGAATGGGGTGTTGAGTATTAGGTTATTTAAGATACATCTATTGTAATCCCAGCAGTTCCTGTAAACCCTAATGAATAAGTGGCGGTATCCTCTGTGCCGCCAGTTGCTGAAAAAGAAGTTAAGAATGCACTACCTGTGTAAAAAGTATCTCCTGTTGCACCCCCTGTATTTCCCCATTTAATTGTAAATGCTTCTCCTGTATTACTACCAGATTCCAACATATATTTTTCTACTAAATCATCAGCTCCATAAGTTAAATCGCTTCCGCCTGCATCAGTCCAAGCATAAGCACCATCTAAACTTACTTCCCAATTTCTTTGTCCATCAAGGGATTCCGCAAAACCAACGCTTTCCTTATTGGAAATATCTCTGGTTTCCATGTTAATTGTTATAGATGCTGTTTGTGCATAAGCTACCAAAATACCTGAGGTGCTATACACTTTTACATCTGTTCCATTAAGTATTGCCATATTTCTATTTTTTTATTTATTAATTATTTGTTTTTTTATACATAAAGAGCTGCAATCGTTACGCTGCTTACAGCAGAATAAGTTATAGCTATTTCTCCATTCCCATCATTAAAAGCGGCTGGTGCAAATCCTCCAATAAACGCCTCAGCACCTCCTGCAATGGCTATGGTTGCATTTGCCTTTGTTAAATCTCCATACATTCCACTATCAACACTTGTAGTTAAAGCTGTTATAGTAACTGTTATTTCGTCTCCATCATTTTTAATATGCAAAAACATATTACCATTGTTATCAGCAGTATCTCCTTCTGATTCAGCAGATACATAAGTTGCTGCTCCTCCTGTTTCAGTTATCTGTTGTACTGTTAGCTCCGCCATCTTTCTTTATTTTTTTAGTTTTCTTATTAGGATTTTCAATATATCCATCCTTCATTAATTCTTTTGCAAGCACATCATTTATAACTGCTTTTCGCCCTTCCTTAATTAGTTTAGTTGTGCTAAATTGCCAATCCTTTAAAAGTGTGTATGTTTTCATATTTTCTTAATTTGATACAGGATTAATTTGTCTTAAATTAAAAGATACTGTTTGTACATAAACTCCTTGCCCATCTCCCTTTATATCAAAATCCTCATCATATCCTGTAAATTGTATAGTTTGTACTTCTACTGTATTATAAGTTCCTGACTTTCTATCTAATGCTATTCTTACCTTTTGAGCTAAATCTGCTACTTGTGTATAAGTTTCTGAATAACATAAAACCATAAAGCTATTTCCATCAACTGTACTCACTCCATCTTTTGTATCATTAGGATCAACTCCCGTTACTGTATAAACAATAAAAGGAAATGCACTTTTTTGCGTTGCAACATTAGGATAGATTCTTGATCCTACTAAGTCAAAAACATCACCACTTCCACTATTGTATAAAATATTATATATTGCTAATCCTATCTTCATTTAATATCCCCATTTACCATATTTCT